CGAGGGCGAAGCCCACAATGTGTCGAGAGGAAAGCGCACCTCATTGGCGGCAGCGTCAACCACATGCGATCCGTATTCAGTCCAGTCGGCACCGTAGGTCACGACGGTACTCGCACCGACGATTGCCTTTACGTCGGCCGCAAGCGTGGCCAGCGCATCCACCGCCGGGTAAACGCCGGATGCCGAACGGACGCGGGTGAGAGATTTCAATTCTGAACCGATCAGAATGGCATCGACACCACCGGCATTTGCCGCCAGCGAGGCGTAGTGCAGAACCATCTCACGATAATTCCACTGGTCGGGGCCGCCGCTGAAAAACGTGCTGGTCTGCGTTGCCGCACCAGCGGTCCCGTCGGGCGATCCACCCTGCCCTGGTGCCGGATCGCAAGTGATGCGCCCGCGCCAGGGATAGGCCGGTTGGGAGCCTGCAGCCGTCCATGGATCGTGCAGCGTATTGCCAGCCGGAATATCCATCATCAGAAAGGGATACAGCGTGATCTTGAGGCCGCGGGTTTTGAGTTCAGCGATCAGATCACGGACGCTTTGATCGGATGGCGTGCCGCCAAAGGCCGGACGGCCGTTCACACTGGACACAAGATGCGCCGTGGCACGGTCCAATCCGGCGACCGACCACGTTCCGCCGTAAGTCTGCTTCTGGCGATTGTCGACCCCGGGCATCACCCGGCATTGGTCGCAACGGAGGTCGGTCCCGAACCACGCCACGACGATCGCAACGCGTTCAACGTTCGGAGCGACAGACTGCAATTCATCGAGCGAGGCGATGACGTCCGACGGCGCGTATGTAATATGTCTGTTCTCAGGCGCCGATTGGCCTGGGCCGAGCGTCTGGACCACTGTTTCCGGTTCGTACCCGAACTCGGTCGCGCCGGGAATGAGCGTGACGGCGCGCACCATTTGTTCAAGCCGGCCCACCGGGCGCACGATCTCGAAGGACATTTGCGGAATGCGGTTGCCGAAATTCGCCAGCGGCAGGCGTTCGAACACGACATAGGCGAGGCCTCGATAGGCCGGCGCATCGCCTTCCTTGGCGACGATCAACGGATCTGGCGTCTGCATTTCGTCGCCGGTGTATGTGCGTATCGTGAACCCGGACAAATCCATCGGCTTGCCGTCCGCCCACACGCGCAACACCGCGCCGATCGGGCCTTCACACAGGCCAACCGCGAGATTCGCAAAGTACGAATAAGTGGTCGTGTTGGTTGTGACGGCCGATCCACCGCCCATACCCTTGCCGCCACCACTCCCTGTGGCCTGCGACGTGGTGGTTACCACCTCTTCGAGGTTCGTCGCCCATATTACTTGCCCCGAAAGGCGCGCGCGTCCGTAGACGCGTGGTATCGGCGCGCCTTCCGTCGAGGCCATCACCTCGAGGTCTGCAAGGCGCGGCCCTTCCTGTAAAATTTCACACCGACTCGCGAAAAGCGCGCGATCGATGGCATTGCCGGCAAGCGCGCCGACCAGACGGCCGGCAATTGCGCCCGCCGGGCCAAAAACTGTATTGCCGGCTGCAGCGCCGGCGGCTGAAAGAACGAGAGCAGCCATTAACTGATAACTCCGGGAAATTTGAATGCGTAAGCCAGACGCCTTCGCCACCACGGCGCGATGACGACCTCCGCAACCGCCGCCCCATCGTGCGCATGCACCATCAGGTCGGACGTTGTGACGATGGCCGCGTGCTTGGCGGGCAGATTCTTGCGCCAGCGGAATAACAAGACGTCACCGGGGGCAATGTCGGCTAAGGGAGTCGCGATCAGATGACGTGCCGCCGCCTCCGCCAACGACTCATCCCTCGTCGCCTCGGCCCAATCGGGCGCGTAAGGCGGTGTACGCTCGGGCTCGTCCCCGATGACAGCGCGCCAGATACCGCGAACCAGCCCGAGGCAATCGCAACCGACCCCTTTGAGCGAAGCCTGATGCCGGTAGGGCGTGCCGATCCAGCGTCGCGTTTCCGCAACAATATCCTGTCGAAGAACTCCCATGACTCAGCCCTGCCGGCTCTTGCCGTCGTTGCCTGGCTGGCCCTGGACGGGATAGCTGATGACGAAGTCGTTGCCGGGAATGTGCGGAAAGCCGCGGAAGTTCACGACGTTGTTGAAACGGTCGTGGCACGTCTGGAATTGCTTGTCGCAGCCCGCTGTGACGGCGAAGCTATCGCCGGCCGCAACAGGCTCTGGCATCACCTGCCAGAGTTCGAAGGTGACGATACTATTCTTGCGATGCACTTTAACTTCAACGCTCAGGCCGACATTGGCGCCGCTTGTGAATGTGAGTTTCCCGGCCGTGAACCAACCGTCGTCGAAACCGTCGAGTCCGCTTGCCGTGAAAGCCGATGTTGCGTTGAGTGCGGTCACCACACCGCTGCTGTGAAAGCCGGCAGCTGTCACATCAAACTTGCAGCGGGCATCGCCAAGATCGGCCGAGCAGGTCACGGTATAAAGCCGGCCGCTGTCCTGAGACAGTTGCTCACTGAGCCCGCGCATTTCGGCCGTGAATGCTGCACCCTCGCGGCTGACCTCGCCGAGAGTGTCCTTCGCCAGGAGCACGCTCAGATTGGGCTCCGTCCAATCGGTGAGCCACAACTCGACGACCGCCGCATCGTAGCGGCCGGCGGCAAGATCGGCCTCGTTAAGTGTATCGTCGGCAAGCGCGCCTGAAATCTCGGAACTATCAACAGCGAGCCCGAGCTTTTGCGTCGCTTCGCTGCCCGACAATCCGCTGCCGGCGCGACACGTCACTTCGCCGAGCACGACATCCTCGTCGTGGTCGGTAAAGCCCTGGGTCATGCCATCTGAGCGGCGGATGATCCAGCAGCGACAAAGAGTCGTGGCCCCAGAATCGAGCTTGGCCTGAAACGCAGAAGGGATTGTTCGCATTAAGTTTTTCCTTCATCTTCCACTTGAAGTGGAAGCTCCACTTGAGGTGGAAGCTGGCTGACTAAGGTCTGATCTCTACGAGCGGAATTTTGGGGATAGCGCCGGCCGCAAAAGCAGAAAGATCCATCTCGAGATAGTCGGTGTCGAAACGCACCGGCACATCAAAGAGGAAGCCGGCTGTGATGGTCGCGCCGCTTACCGGAATGTGGCCCGGGAGGAAATTGATCGCGCCAGTCGTTGTGTTGACGATGAACCCGGCCCCCTCTTCCAGCTCATTTTCCGCAACAGCAATACGCACACTGTCGGGAACGGGCTTCGCAATCGGCCGGCGATACGGCGAATAAAACGCGCCATAGATCTTGCCGAGCTGGAACGTCTCGGTGACGCCGTCTCCTGTGCCAATGACTTGGTCGGTCGGTGCAATCGTATGCCCCGGGGCGGCTGAGGAATGGTCAAGCCGGTCGCGCCAGCGGAAACCGTAAAGCCGCCCTCGCCGCTCCTCGAAAAAGGCGACCACCTGCGACAACGCTTCGAAAGTCTTCACGCCATAACCCGCATCGTAACGTCTACGGGAATGCGCCCATCGCGCGTTGCGTTCTTCAGCGCCGGAACCAAGCAAAACAACATCCGTGCGACGTTGCGGCCCGCCGGCACTTTTCAAGGAGATGTCGAGCGGAAATAAAACTTCGTGGAAGGCTGTCATTGCTCAAAACCCACGCTGGCCGCGCGCCACCGCGCGGGCGATTTGGCCCGTGACGTAGGCTTCCGAGCGTCGAAAGCTTTGCGCATCGGCGGTCGCGATATGGACCGTGACGTTTGTCGGTTGCCCCGCGCCGCTCATGGCAACGCCTAGCCGTCCATCGGGACCTCGCGTCAGCGGGACGATTGCTTCGAGCCCCGCTTCACCAGCGAGCCCAAGGCCACCCTGCGAGAGTGGAAAATAGGCCGGCGCACCGATGACTCCGCCCGTTGCGAAGGGAATAGCCCGCCTGCTCTCGGATGAGTCACCGGCGCCGGCGAACAAACCGTCGAAGAGCCTGCTCAGGCCCCCAGCGAGGCCCTTGGCGACAGGGTTGACTGCTTGCGTGACGGCCATGCCGGACAGCCGCAAGGCAAGCTGCTTGAGCACATCGTCGAACTGTTTGCCTCCCGCCGCTGCATCCGTGAAGGCCTTGCTGATGGCTTTGGCGAATATCGTCGCGCTGACGCCCAGCATCCTTGTGCTGTCGCGAACCTTGTCGACCGTCTCAGGCAGAAAACCGGGCAAAGATTTGTCGGTGGAATCGAAATTATCGATCATCAGGATATCTCTTAATCAATTTGGTAAGTGCACTTCTATCGAGCGGTGCGCCGCGGCCGGTGACCGCCTCAATGGCGCAGGCGAGTTCGCGTGGTGTCATGCGCCAGAACTGTTCGGGAGCGAGCCGCAGCACACCAAAGCCAAAGCCGATCGCTTGCTTCCAGGGGAACGGCGTCATCCGCTCGCCTCGCCGAAAGTGGCGGCAATCAGGGCCGCCGCGACGCGGACATAGCCTTGCGCGCCGCCGTCGATCGCCATGGCGGCAACCTCGTCGTCGCTCACGCTCTCTCCAGCCCCGCGCAGGCCCGCGCCGATGATGCGCGTGAGATCGCGCGCCTTCATGCGGCCGGCGCCGAAACGTTCGGTCAGCGCAACCAGGTCGTCGGCGCCGAATGCATCTTCGAGTTCGGCCAGTGCGCCGAGCGTGAGCACCAGACGGCGCCGCACGCCGCCGATTTCAGCCTCGATCTCACCACGGTGACGATTGGCCATACTACGCCTCCGTGAAGGTCAGTTCGCCGGCAGATTCGAGCGACATGTCATATGTCACTTCGCCATTGTGATCGCCGGCGATTTCCAGGCTCGTGATCTGGAAAGGACCCTGCACCGTTCCGAAGTCCGGGATAACAATCTGGTGGCTGACAACGCTGCCGTCGAAAAATGCCTGCCGCATCAGCGCATCGCTGGTAGCGTCCTTGAACAGGCCGCGGCCCGATACCGATGCGCGTTTGATGCCGGCTCCGTCGAGCAGTTCGCGCCAGCGGTTGGCGCTTTCGGCGTGCGTGATATCGACCGTTTCAGCGTTAAATGCGAGCCGGCGCGTGCGCAGGCCGGCGACCGTTGTGTATCCGCCGCCGCCCGCGATCTTCACGAGCAGGTCCTTGCCTTTTTGAGCAGTCATTTATGTTGTCCTTTTTCAATAAATTCTGTGCCGAGCAGCGAACGTGGACCGCTCGCACTCGATCAAGTGATTTTTGTTGTTGGGATGGTGCGTCACCCGCGCGACAGTTTCAGTTCGCCGCGGCGAACACCTGGCAGGTGACGTCTTTATGGTTTCCGATAGAACACGCGCGACTGGCACAGTGGCCGCTACGCTCAGTGCTGTCCGTCTCGAAATAGGACACGCTGCGCCGAACGGAATAGTTCAGCTGCTGCGTTTCAGTTCGTAACCTATTGACTTATGGCGGTCTGACCAAATTACAGGCTGTCGACCGCCAGGCCCGATCACCATGTCACGGCGGAATAGGCAATGGTGGCAGGGGATGCGGCTCCGAGCGGGGCACGGGCGCAGACGATAGCTGCGCTGCCGGCTCCGGCGGCGTGCGTGGCAGAATGGGAGCCGCTCGTGATTGAGGCGGAGCTGCGGGCTTCTGCCTGATGGTCTGCTCGCGCGTCTGCAGTTTTGCGATATTTTGGGCCATCTGTTCTTGCTTCGCAGCAAGCTGCTGTTGCTTGGCAACGAGCTGCTCTAGTTGTTGTTGCGCGGCGGCAAGTTGCTCCTGCTTGGCTGTAAGCTGCTCTACCCCGCGCCGCACGAGAGCGAGATCGTGCACCATCGCGTCAAGCTGCTTCGCCAATTCAGGAGGTGTTGCAGGCGCACTGGGCGCTGATGCGGTTTGTGTAACAGGTCCCGATTGCGGAAGCGCCGCGCCTGGTGCGGATGCCTGAGCGGAAGGTGCGGAACTCCGCTGCCCAGCCGCGACGTCAGCGTCATTAGGCGAGGCCATGGTCCAGACACCGTGAGACTGCCAGGCGAATGTACCCCCGACACCGATCAGAGCCGCTATGAACAGGCCAGCAAGGACGAAGACGATCTGCCGGCCAATCGAGGGCGTTTCTCTCGCAAACGGCTCGAAACTGGACGAACGAGGCGTAACGCTGATTGATGGCTCCGTTGCCTGCAGCCCGGCGGAAAAGTCGGATTCTTCGTGACCATTTTCGACATGTTGATCGTATTCTCCGTGACCATTCCCGACGTACTGATCGGATGAATCGCGTTCTCTGACGGCCAGGTCGGACGCCAGGGCTTCGAGCTCATTCATCAACTTAAAAGTTGTCGCGGACGGTGCCTGCGCGGTCTGAATGGCAGGTGCTCGTTGTTGTACGTCATCTTGTGCGAGCATCTGTGCGGTGGGTGCCGGGCATGTTTCCTCGGCCGTAATGTCGATGTGCTGGGATGAATTTGTCGGATCGTTCATTGGCTCGCCGTGTCGAGCGGCCGCCCCTATCGGCCTTGGCACAAGGGGGACAGTATCGTCTCTACGATATCGCTCGTTGAGCGGACTCTGCGAGGAAACCAT